AGGGGGCCGTCAGATTCGATACCTAAAAAATCGTTTCTAATAGCACACCTTAAACACGCCTATAGAAATACAGGTTTAACACACCCTTAGTTAGCATATGCTAACTCGCCGCTAATAGAAGAGGCCGCAAACGCCCAACACGTTCACGACCTCTATCTTACTTACTGAATCCTGCCGGTATTTGTAGCAATCTCGCTCAGCTTCGTGTTAGCTGTGTCCATCTTGGAGCTGATAGAATTGAGCAATACAGCGATATCACTAAATAAATCGCTAATATCGTCCTCTTCAATTAGCACCACATGGCTATATTGCCCAGCGTTTACCAGATGAAGCAAAAGTTTGTCGCTCTCACAGGTGACATAAGCGCCGCTGGGCGAGCTCCCATCGTTTGACATCATAGGAATCTGAGCATTTTCAACACACAGAAACTTAGGCGTCCAAACATTGCCAAGGAAAAACTGATAAACGGTGTGCCCGTTGGCGTCAAATTTTACGGTTTCCTGAGCAGAACTAATTTGTACATACTTACAATGCAAAACGATACACCTCCATTAGAATGATTCGCCAACACCAGGATAAATAAACTTCACTCTTATCCACCATCTGCCGGCGGAAAGTTGTTGGTCTCCCACAATATTGACGTTAGAACCGCTCTTCACAAAATTCACATCAGTATCCGGTGTATTTGCGTGCTCAAAGATTAGTTCGGAGCTAGCCGGAACAATATCCCCTTCATACGCTAAATGCCAATTCGGGATTTCACTCATTGCGAAAGTTAATAGCGCCATATTAGCATTAAAATTAGTTGCAGTTGCAATATTCGCCATAAATCCATTCCCAATATCTTTAACTGCGTTTATAGTTACATTAGAGGCTGCCCTCAGAGTAATCTTGATAGATTCCGTTGCGCCGCCCAAAATAAACGAGTTATCTGCTGAGGGCTTGCTACCGCCGGCAATCTGGTCCACATACGCCTTAGTCGCTGCATCTTGCGGGTTAGTGGGGTCAGCCATGGAAACAATCTTTTTGCTATCCATGTTCACCTGCTTTCTAATAAAAACAGACCCACCGTCACATTCAATCTGATTTTGACCTTTGACGTTCAACCGCACAGAGCTGGCTTGAGTAAGCACAGCGCCTCCGGCCGACATAGTCCCACCGCTAGAAATTCCACCGGTTTGCACCACGTTATTCGACCCCATGTTGATATTCCCGCGCATCGTCCCGCCACTCAGCGGCAGATAATCCCCGCTAGCCTTACCGTCAACATACTTCTTGTTAACAAGATCATTATTTTCAGTAGGCGCTCCTTGATATTGCGGTTTATAGGTAAGGAACTGTGCGGTCTTTTGCGTTCCGTTAAAGAACAAACTACCACCATCAGAGGGGTCGCCGGAAATAATCCTAAGTCCATCGCCTCCACCGAAAATAAGGCCCTTATCACCGAATTTCAGCTGGTTCGCCCCAACGTCCACATAGTCAACGTTAGAATCCCGGTAAACACTCAGCGTCCCGCCAGTCACGTCTGTCGCCTTAGCGCCCACCTTCACACTCACAGCGTTCGCACTATCCGGGTCCTGCGCCTCAATAACGACATTACTCCCACCGTCCGTTGTCCTAGTAGCCTGCACACTGGCCTTCTTGCTATTCAAGTTCGCATTGATAACGGCATCAACCTGCGTCTGACTATGCCCCGCGCTAACAGACCCCATAATAGCACCCTCACCCTGAGATCCAATGACAATGGAATGGTCAGCATCGTTCACAGTAGCGCCGATATATTCAGCGTCTCCCTTGAACTTGATATTACCACCCATCGTCCCACCAGCCAAAGGAAGATAATTAGCAAGCTCAGACTGCATATCCGCAATTGTAGGGATTTCTTCCGGGTCCGTGGAAATGGTATTTCCGGAAATAACGATGCCCTCACCGGCAACATAATCCGTACCGCCTCCACCGCCTCCGCCGGTTGCGTTAAGCACGCCGTCTTCCGTAATAGTCAGATTAGCGCCAACCTTCACGCCGCCCAGCGTAGTAGCACTAGCTTTAGGCAGTTCGTAGGTGCTACCAGCATGCTCGTCAACATACTGCTTATTAGCCGCGTCACTGTCCTCTGTAGGAGTAGCCACCCCGGTAACCCTATGATTCTGCACATTGACAGTCGTACCCGGTGCAAGCCTCAACTCATTGGGTGCGTGAATCTCAGTCAGCCACAACTCACCAGTCCCGCCGTCAATACCATTCCGGTTGATATAGACAGACCCGGCGTCCGTTCCCACATTGATATCAAGGTGAGGAACATCCTCGGTCATATGCTGTTGAATCGTGATAGAGCCAATCTGTAACTTTCCTGCCTCATTGTCTGCATTAGTGAGCATAGTAGCCGCACCCAGAATCCGAACAACTCCACTCTCGCTCTTGACACAGATGTCGCCATTCTCCCTGTAGAAAGAGCCCTTCACAGTCTGCCCATCGTTCAGGTTAACCACAGCGGACCCCTCCATAACAAGGTCTCCCGTCATGGTATCCCCGGCTTTCTTCACATACGGGAGCGGAGTGTCACCGCTAGTAAAGCCGTTAATCTGGTCCTGCAAAAGCTGGTCCGCCTCTGTCCTGTTGGCGATTTCCTTATTAAGATTCTGCTCAATTTTCAGGTCAGCATTTGCGCGGTCAATAGCCTCCTGGTTGATTTTACCCTGTAGCACCGCGTCGGCGGCAGTCCTCTCCGCCTCTTCCGTTTCAATAGCAGTCTGTAACTGCCTGTCGGCGGCCTCGCGGTCCTCGATTTCCTGGTCAATTCGCCCGCCCAGCGCCTCGTCAGCCTCCTCCCTTGCCTGTGCCTCCGCTGCGTCCGCGTCCTTCCGGTCCTGAATCTCTTTTTCAAGTGCCCTTTCAAGCGCATCAATATCACCCTCTGCTGTAGTGATACGATCCTCAAGTGCAGTAATCTCGCCATCGATTCTCTCAATGTCCGCCTGAATCTCCGCGATATCGTCCGCGTTCTTTTGCGCCAGCTCCCACGCCTTGTTTGCTACCTCGCTAACCTCGTCAACCTCATGGTTGATAAAGTCAATGTCAGTTTTCAGGCCGCCAACTCTCTGCACCAGCTGTGCAATAGAGCTTTCAAACTGATTGCACCATCCCTCAAAAGGGCGCTTGCTAACCACCCAATACGCGGAGTTCTTAGGCATCTGCCAGTTGTCAGGGGAAGAGGTGAGGCTACCCATATACTCCATGCCGCCGCCCGCAGTCGCGGTGATAACAGCCGTTGTACAACCCATGCCTTTCAGGATATTCGCTACAGTGATACCCTGCATACCCTGCACATCCTGCTTACCGCAGTTAAAGAACACTTTATCACCGTTACAAGACTTATACCCAACGGCGCAAATCGCCTGCTTGGTGGTCATCCCTCTAGCCTGCTCTGTAATCTCGCCATCCAGAATGATGGGAATAACAGAGCCAATGAGATCAACCACCTGATTCTGGCACAGAGTATCCTCGTCAGTATCACCACCGAAAATCTTTAGCGCCCCGTGCCGGTTGAATCCGCCGCAGAAAATGCCACCCTCAGGTGTGCTAGCCATAGGCGCACCCATATACCGTGCTACGCCCTTCCACGGTGCGTCCGTGGTTGCACTAATAATTGCGTTGGCGTTAGTCACAAAACTAACATCCTGAATACTCTGCACAAGCCCGGAATTTGTAGTATTTCCAAATGCAGGCATAAGCTTGATAAATATAGGCTTACCGCACTTGTCAACACACTTCACGTTGATAACATGGTAGGGGCAACTATCGTTTTCAGAGTACCCGCTTTCCATGCCAACCTCGTCCCGATCATAATATACATCATTGGACATAGCCGCGCCAACCACTCTATCAAGAGCCTCATAGCAATTACGCTGAATTTGGTTCCATCTCAGGATGCACTCATTCACCCGCCCAGCCATTTCGCGCATCTGAGCTTGCACGTTAGGTCCAGGGATATTCACCACAGGCCGGACAGGAGGCGGCACAGGTGTCCCGCAAGGACCCGGCTTACAAGGGCCGCAATGCTCAGGCTTGCAAGGATCGGGCTCACAGCAATGGTCAAAATCATGATAACAATCTTTCATTAGAATACCTCCATAAAGCACCCTCTAAGGGCTTCAATAATCATTTCGTCCACGTTGATGAAGGTTTTACGGAAAGCCGCCAGCAATTCAGACCCACTAATACCAACGTACCCGCTGACAACTTCCTCAATTCCGCTTTCCTTTGTCTGCGTCTCATCTTCTTTTCTATCCTTGCTTTGCGTATGCTTTTCATCTGTCTTGCCCTGCTCGATCCCAGCCGTATGACGCTCTCCTGTTGTATCCTCAACGGCATCATTATGTCCCGTGGTATTTTCGGTGAGGTTAGACTTGCCGTTTTCATGCCAATCTTCATTATAGTCTGTAGTCCTATCTGTGTTCTCTGTTGTATCCTCATGGTATGTTGTATCACTCGTATAGTCCTTATTCTTTTTCTCAGTCTCTCCAACCGTCTCATTTTCAGTTTCGTTTTCCGTCACGTTCCTAGTCGTGTTCTCTGTTACCTTCTCCGTTTTATCCTCTGTATAGCTGTTGCTAGTATGCGTACTTTCATCGGTGTTTTGGTCCTCTCCTGTTTGCGTTGCGTTGGTCAGATAGTTCCAGACAACACTGTTCTGCACGCCCCCGCTAGAATTAACATTCTTTTGAGGCGTATCCGAATAAAGCTTTGTTCCGTCCGTATTCACAGACCTATCAAGCGTACTATCGCTAGTTCCAGACCCACTTGTCTTAGTAGTCGTATCCCGTGTCGTCTCTACCGTTTCATTCAGTGTTCTATCCTTAGTGAGCTCCCTGGTAATATCCTTAGAATTGTCCTCAGTCGTATTATCCACAACCTTAGTTGTAGAATCTTTAGTTCCGGTTACATCCTCGTCAACAACTTCCTTAGAAGTCTTGTCGCCCTGCTTTTCATATGTCTCTTCTGCGGTGTGATCCAAAGTGCTATCATATGCGCCAGTTAAATTCCCCTTTGTGCTTTCGTCATCCCTATGACTATTCACGAAATCCCTGAGCATGACGGCTGCCGAATTCTCACCGGAATTAGCTACCCTAAGCAGATTCTCGACGTTTCTACCATTAGTCTTGACCAACTGATTCAACATGGGATCAAACTTAATTAGCTCGCTCTCATATAGCCTGTTATAGTATGGCATAATCTTCATCAATTCCGCGTTAAGAAAATGCTTGAATCTGTCCGGCGTCTCCGCGCCGATCTGGTTAAACCAATAGTATGTTATAATCTTTCCCTCTAGGTGCTTCTTATGTTCTGGAATAAAGGTGTTCCACCAGTCGTTGAAAACTTCATACCCGCCCGAAACGAGTTCCCCCAATTCAGGGTTAATCTGGCTCGTCCCTATTAGTTGACGCACCGACGTCACCTCCCTCCTGGAAACCTTTATCCATCTCTATGAATTCTTCCATGAAGTCTTCCACGGCGTTCAACTCTACCCCAACATTCAAGCCAAACATAGCATTGATTTCCTCACAGGCCCTTTCCCTGCACCACAGCTCACTCTCAATAATGTGCCGCGTGGGATTTCTCTGCCCCTGCCCCTCCGCAGAAATAAGTCGCTCTTTCTTGTCGCTTGTAAGGCTATCGACTCCTAAGCTCGTACAAAGCTGTTGCATGTAGTTTCGCACATTTGCCCACATCTCATTCAGCACGCAGTTTACGCCAAAGTTCATTACCTTCACGCTTTCAGGGTTACCGAACTTAGAGCCGAAAATAGCAATCTCATTCCCGGCAATTTTGTTTGCCGCCGTGATAGCGCTTTGCTTGTCCTTCTCGTCACACTGAATTGCAAATGGTCTCTTGATAGTCTCAGTGTGGATATCGATGCTTCTGAGTGCGTTTGAAATTTTGGGCGAATAGTTCCAAATAGAAAGATAGTCTGGCGTCATAGTCTTATTAGCTCTAATCAACACACTATTATCAATGTCAAATCTGTGTCGATACTCGAAACTATACGCCTCTCTCACTACGCTCTCATAGTAGATGTTAAAAGGCCCCGGCAAAGTTACCGCTGTATGGATATACCCTAGGTCCGGATCATTAGCGAACAGCGCCACGCCGTAAAACAACAGCGTCATTTCAAGCGCGCGTTCATTGCAACTGTCCGGCAGGCCCGTCCATCTAAACCGGCTTAACGCCATATTGATAAAGCGGTTATAAATTTCTATGGTCTGCTGCGCGTTTAAGACCTCCGCCCTAGCTCCGTTAGATGGGAATACTATGCCCGGAAGATTTGCACCGAAAAAGCAATCAAACAATCTTACCACCTCCTAAACCGGCGCAGAATCCACGTTGTATTCCTTTGCGCCGTTTGTATAATCAAGTCCCTCTCCGTTAGGTCCTTTTACGTTCTGTATCTCTTTGTCTATGGTCTTACCTAGCACAATCGTAACAGCCGTTCCGATAGGCGTTGCACATATGGTCCAACAAGCCAAAGCTCCCGTGTACTGATACTTGATAGACAGCAGAGCCAGATAAAACCCTCCAGCCAACAAGCAGGCTAAAAACAACACTACAATCCAACCCAAAATCCTACTATACAGTTTAGAGAACGGCCCATTGCGCTTTTTAATCCTCATACATAATACACCTTATTCCATATTGAACTGCCACTTCATGTTCAATGATGCAGTCTCTATGCTTTTCCCACCCATGCATAAAATAAGCTACACTAGCACCTGCCATCCTCTTAATAGATTCGCCGATATTCAGAATCGGGTCAGAATAACTAACGCGTGGTCCAATAAACTCTATATTATAATCGCCCAGCTCATGGAACAATCTCAGTTTTACCTCCTGCCTTCTCCTCAAAACATCTTCCCTGGAAAATCCAATCATTGGCTGTGAAATAAATACTTTCATTGTAACGCCTCCTAAACTAATATCGGATAATAAACTGTCCTGGCCTGGTCTTTTATGGGCTATACTGGTCTTTCGAGGCATATCTCCAGCGATACCTTACAATAAATAACTTTACTGGACTGGTCTGGCCTGGTCTTGTCTGTCTACCCTAGTCCATAACAGAAAAGGTCTGGTCTTTAATTGCCTCTACGGGAGTTGACGGTAGACGCCGGGAGTTGAGTGTAGTTTACGGTACGGGATTTCCCAATGTTTTATTGAAGGCTTTAAGAATGGTAACTAATTGTTCTCTATTTACAAAATCCTGCCACATGTAATTTCCTTCGTATCCTGTAATAAGACCGTTTCTAATTGCCCATTCTCTGGCCTCTTCTGACCAGTTCTCTGCATCATTGTCCTGTAGTGTCTTACGGTATTCTCTTACGATCTCTTCCGGGGATGCTCCACCGGCGCTTTTCAGGAGTGCATATACATCTGTTCTAAAGTCGTTCATCGTTTTGTTGTGCATTGGAAACCAGTGCATAACGTCAGCGTGATTGGATGCTACCCCTATAGTGAAGCCCTCAGAGTGACAGATTAGGACATCCTCTTGTGATGGGTCCATCCTGTAGAGCCTACATAGATAGGCGCAGAGTTCTATAGCCTCTGTATATACAGCGTTGAAATAATCTGGGTCTGTAAGGCCGTCCTCACAAATCTCAAAGGAGATATAGGAGTTATTTGCCGATCCCCAACGGCCTGAACCGGCGTGCCACGCGCGCATGTTCCATGGGAGGGTCTGCACGGTGGCAATGGAACCGTCATCCAGCCTTCCAATAAAGGCGTGTACGCAGGTTTCAATACCGGGGTGGTTCCAGTCATTACCGTTCTTGTTTACGCCGATACCGTCTTTGTCTGGCTGAACGTATCGTTTTAGGTTGGGGTTGTTTGCACCTGTGCTGTGCACCATGATTCCGCGAATGTTCAGCGGTTTTCCTGCTTTATAGCAATCGTTATTAGTCAGGTAGTTCCTGATTAGATGCATCGTTGTACGCCTCCTTTAGTTCAGCGGTTAAGGCCGCGTTTTCTTTTGACAGCTCCATCAACTGGTTATATAATTCTGCGTTTTTCGTTTCCGCGTATTCTAGGTCGTTTTGAAGTTCCTGGTTGTTGCTCTTGGCACTTTGAGCACCGAAAAAGAAAGCGATAACAACAGAGTATATGGTCATAAAGTCATGTGAGATTGTCTGTTTATATGCCATAATGCAAAACACGATTGTCAGGGCGATTGTTACTAGGGATTTAACGGACATGAGGTTAGCTAATCGTTTCAATAGATTGGTCATATAATCCACACCTCCGCAGTGTATTTTACTAGGTTGAAAATGATAATCATTCCTGTGAGAGATACAATAATATTTACCACTAGGTATGTCAGCCAATATGCGGTATGGTTGATCGGTTTATTTTTGAATACTGTTCTTGACATAATGTAGTGTAGACGTTTTCCAACCGGGATTAGTAACATATAGATTGCCAGATAAATGAGCACTAGAGCTACAACTGTTATAAACTCAATGGTCATGTAGTACCTCCATTTTGCCTTGTATGTAGTTCACTGTTGCTGTAAGTTCTTCCACTTGTTTTGATAGGGTGCATATTTTAGATTCTACTTGCTTTATTCTCCACTCTGTCACCTTGTTGGCTGAAACAATTCCTGCGTAAGTTCCAACTAGCGTTCCGATTAGAGAGAGTATAGCAACAATTACAGTTTCCATGGCAACCTCCTAACTCTTGTTAGCGGACGGGTTGGAAAAGTCACCGATGGCTCTTGCTCCTACGTTCCAGAATGTGACACCAGCATTTAGCATTGCTTCAATGCGCTCTCTGTAGACGGTTGGAATAGCACCGGATACGTGACCCTCAGAAGTCTTAACAAAATTCCAGCATGGACGGCTGTTGCGCTCTGGAACTTTCAGCCTCATGACCTTGTAGCCGTAGCGGTCGAAAAAGCTGTCAACTGATTTCATGATGCTCTCGTTGCACATGTACCAGCGGAATTTGAAACCAAACTGGCCAATTGAGGCAGCTAGGATGGGGTCAGAAGACACAGAGCCATTAACAGCGGCTGAACCCTTTTTGGCCTTTGTATCTGCATCCCAAATACTTGCCGCACTACTGAGGCCACTTGCAACGAGTCCCGGAACGGCGGCCATTCCTACCCCTGTGGCAGCGGCGGCTCCTGCAAGGATGAAAGATCCAGCTGATTTTGCTGTGGTTGCTAGAATGTTTACTTTGTTGGTCTGTTGATACTGAGCATATTGATTTCCAACCCATGCACCTTGCGGAAATACGGTGATTGCGCACCCGTATTCTCCAGGGTTTCCCATGTAGTCATAGGCGTCTGGCGTTGCAATGATTCCTCCGCCGCCTCCGATAAAGCGCCCGTAGATATGGAAGTTAAACGTGCCTTGTGTTGTGATTAGCTCTGGTTTGTATGTCACTGTCTCGCTGTTCATGCCTTCTACTTGCGCCACGCAAAATTCACTAGAATAACATTTCGCATTTCTGCAAAGGTCTGGCCCAATTGCTCCGCCGCTTTGCCACGGCGGAATAGTTTCAACTGCTTCTGACAAATCGGATAGGAAATCGCCGGGTACGGAGTAAACGCCTAGGATATTCTCTAGCTTTCCCTCGCTTGATTCTGCTACGCTCTGCAAATAGCTGTTAACGGCTCCTGCGCTTGAAAAAGTTCTCATAGTTAAGCCGTTAAACACATTATTTTCTACAGTGCCTCCAAACATTGGTTGACCGGAAGAATCATAAGGAGTGAATACCACAAATGTATCTGGTGCGTATGCCTTTATTTGGTCATATACAACTTGGTCTGGTGTGCCTCCCATTCCTTCGGGTATCCCAATGTTAATCCAGTTTGGATTAGCTCCGTTCCAGTCGTTCACGACATGCTCTCTTTCCACTAGGCTGTAGGAGGTTGGCCAGTTTATGTCCCCACAGTAGGTGCAAAATGCGTCTACTTCAAAATAGATGGTTGTTGTGTTCGGGTTTACCCACTCAACCCCTGTAATGTTCGCGATAATCCAGCGCGGCCCGGTGCCGGTGTTTTGCCACATGATAATGTCGCATGTCAAGGCATCGTTGTAATTGTATTCGACGCGGCAGTATTGTCTTTCGTCCGCTCTCTGATATGAGTATTGTGTGAAAGACGCTTTTACTTTTCCGGCTAACCACCCTTGCATGGCGGCATTGGATTCAAAGTAGGGTTTATTATACTGATCTATGCCTGTATTTGTACAAAGGTAAATTGTTGTTTCGGGTCTCCATAATGCCATGGTTTCACCTTCTTTCTATTGGGAGGGGCTTTCGCCCCTCCCTAAATTACTCTCACGCGGTGCGGAGGGCCACGCAATTGTGGAAGGGAGACAGAGAGAAGGTGTCCCACGCGTGCAGCCAATAATTCCAGTTCATCGCGGACCCGTTATAGAAGGTTGTGAAACGGCGGAGCTTTTCGCGAATCTGGAATGTTTTAGTGTCTGCCAGCACTGCCAGTGTCTTTCCATCGGCGCCCAGATCGTCAACGATAATCTGCCGGGCCAGGTAATCAGAGTAACTGAGATTGAACGCCGCGCTCAGTACCTCAACACCGATATTTGCGGCTACGTCTGCGCGGATGATGATCAACTGATCTTCGATGGGGCTCCATGTTACGCGGTCGTTTCCGGTGCCTCCCATCAGCTTGTAGTTGTTGTAGGCGCTGGAGGGGAAGGTGAACAGCATGGACATATTGCGGAGCTGGACTTGGAACTGCTTGCCGGTGGCCTCGTTGTTGGGCATTACTGCTGTAACTGTTTTCAGCTTTCCGTCAGTAATTGCATCAACAACCAGCTGTTTGGTGTACTTGAATTCATCAATGGTATTCGCATTGTAAAGGCTGTCTACAATGCCCTGAATGAGGTTTTCAAGGGCGTTCCAGGAGACGAAAGCGTTTGTAAGCTGTTCGTTGTTGATGGTTACGGGGTATTTGTCCTGACGGTTCAGCCGATACCACGCGGCGGCCACATCGGGCTTTGTCATTTTCAGAACCGCGGCCATACCAGTTTCAGTGCCGTCATATGCCTGAGCGGTGGCCGGATTCACGTGGGCTTCCTCAACGTCAACACCCAGAGGCTCAGCGTTTTTGCGGAGCATAGACAGAGGGTTGTTCCACATCTTGCGGTAAAGGATGGTAGCAACGATCTTGTTGACCAGCGCACTCAGAAACTCGTTTGCCATTGCATCATATGCAAGGATGGGGTTTCCCACGTCAGCCAGATTGGAGGCGGTAGCCAGAGGGACCGCCGCCTTGTAAGCGTCACTTGCGTCATTGCGGATTGCGTTCATCATTTCAGGGCTTGCAATAGGATTGTTCTTAGTTGCCATTGTTATTATCCTCCTTATAGAGATTCTTTAGAAAATCGTCAACTCCTACCGGATCATCTTTGGGGGTTTCCTTAGACTTGTTCTCAATGGCCTCAGCCTGAGAACCAATTCTGAGAAACAGGTCCATATTTGCACTCTTGAGCCGTTCGTTTTCCTTGGTGACGTTCTCATTGCTCTGCGTGAGCTGTTCCATTTTCCCGATATTGTCAATGATAACGTCTTGCATCTGGCTCAATAAAGTCGTTAGAGTAGCCTGATCCCCTCCTGCGGAGATAACCGCCTCTGAAAATTCCCGGAAAGAATCCTGAGTAAATTCATATGCCATTTTGTAACCCTCCATTTGTTATAGTAGCTTTCTTAGTATAGGCCACGCCAAATTCTTTACTTTTTGTGTCTCAAATCTTAGCATACCAGCTGAGAAAGCATCCATTATACCTTTAATAACTATGTTGTTCCTTGTGGCTAATACGGTTGAATTGTTGTGGTCGTTTAATGTTAGGCTTATTGTTATCTTTCTTGTGTCATCAGTTTTCTCTGATAGATAGAAAATACCAGAGTTCATGTCCCTATACACGCCAATTTTGAAGCCGTCTATTAGTATCGTTGTAACATAGAAGCAGGCTGTAACCATCTTTTCAATGAATGAATCCGTGTCTAGCAAGAACTCGTTGTCCATTGAATAGGACCCATATTCTGTTCCGTCTATCAGACGTCCAAATCTGGTTTGTTTTACGTGATTTACATAGGCTGGGTTTGTAACTGTCTCTAGTTGGATATCCTTTAATAGTTTTCTCTTCTGCCCTTTTTCTAATGATAGGTTAAAATATAGGAAATAAGGGTTACTGAATGTGACGGCGTTACTCAAAAATAACACGGGAACGTCTCTGTCTCTTGATATTGTTGAGTAACATTCAAGGAAGGTTACAACCTCGTTTTGAAGGTAGCGGTATGCGCCTGCTCCGATGATGAATTCGTCAAAGATAATCAATGTGACGTTTGGAAACGGCATTGATTTAAGCATCACTGCCTTTGACAGCGGGAAATACCACCCGGCCACTTCCTTGTCTATCCTGAATAATCCGCGGTCCGCTTTAAACTCGTGATCCGGAAACTCCTGCATGATATCATCGAAAAAGTTTCGCATCTGTGACTGAGGCATTTCTGTATCGTACCTTCTAAGATATACAAATTGTTCGCCTTTTTCGGTGAAATTTTTAATTGCCCTCTTTTTGGCTCCGTAGGTCTTACCAGCTCCACGAGCGCCTACAACAAAATTAAATAACCTGTTTCTTGAGAGCGTGTCATCTGCATTGTAATACATGGACGTGTCCTTATTGTCCACTTTATCACCTCTGTAAAATAAGGGAAATCCTTGCCCTCCACTGTGTCAGCACACCACCGCCAATTCCCACCCGGGAAGGCTCTTCGCCCCGGTGCCCCGGACGGGGACACTAGGAAAGCAAGGACCCCTCTAGGGTATTGTATCATAATGAAAGCGAGTTGTCAACCCCTTTTGCCTTTTTTATTTTGAAAGTTGTCTCCTTCAAAATGACGCCGCCGGGGACGATTTTGGGAAGGAGTTTTCCGTCAAATACTGCTCCTTCTGTAAATTCGCTTTCAGTTATTGTCTCTTTGACGTTCTTAGGCATACCGGCACATTTTATGTTGATTTTTTCTTGATAGTCTTTCCCTAGCGTTACTTCTAGGTAGGTTTTCTGACGTATAAATTTGGCCCGAATGAATGTTTCTTCTAACTTAAATGCTCCTAGGGCTTTGTTGTCTACCCACAGCCCTTCCGGCGGCTCTGTTCCTGATACGTGTAGACTGTCCGTGTCTGCATATATGAATCTATCACCGCAAATTTGTGCTCCGCGGATTATCTTGTCTCTGCAATAGGCTGTTATAAAACAGGCCATTGGGATATATCCGCCTTTTCTTATCTCCTCCTCTGATAGCTTAAATCCTACTCTTCCATCTTCCCTTAGATATGGGATGCATGACTTTCCTCTTTTCTTTGATCCGAATTTTCCGTACAGAGAGTTTAGCATTAGTTTCGCTATCTTCTCGCGCCCGGGGTTTCCCTCTATTCTAGCTTCGGTCTTTTCGTTGTACCAATAGTCTATGTATTCGTCAAATAGGCCGCGCGTTCCTTTTAGCATGTATCCGCCGCACCACTCTATTACATTAACGTCATAGTGATCGAATACTAGCTTCTCATCTACGCTTGTTAGGTATAAATAGGTTGGCTCTATTGATTGTGTTAGATACTCCGTGTCGTGGTACATGAAATGTCCTTTTATCTGTATGCATGGATAGTGATTTGGCTTTAGCTTAAATTCGCATAATATGCATTGTATGTATAGTGGGTACATCGGGTTTTGTTTGTATCTCTCTGGAAAATATACCGGCTCTCCGTAGGGGAGTAGACAATTTTTCATTGCCCACGGATACATTGAATTTACATCAAATACGGCTCCCTCTTTTACATCCTTGTCTTTGTATGCTGGGTTTACAAATGTAAATCCGCCTTTGTACGATTTCTTAAAGTCAGTGAACGTTGGTAAATCTAGTTCCGGGTATCTCTGTTTATATTGTTCTTTTCCTAGTCGGGACATGTAATCGTGCAAGGCGTTTGAGCCAGTTGTTAGTCTTGTTTGATTGTGATCAAACATAAATTTAAGGGCTTTTGCTAATATTATTACATCGTGAGAAATATAGTCTTTTTCTTCTTGCGTTAGTATGTGCCCTATTTCTCTGTCCTCGTGGTAGTCAATTTCTAGCTTCTTTTCCTCTATCCAGAAAGATTTTGGCATATCAGATATTGGCATTGGAAGTATTTTCAGGGAATCTATTATTTGGATTTCATCGTCTGATCCTGATTTCCTATCTGGTACAAATCTGATCTGATACCATTGCCTCATGTCTGATATTAAGGTGCTAAACTCGTTCCTATGTATCTTTCTATATTGTGAGTGAACATATCCTTCTTTTAGGAGGTGGTCTACAATAAATGTGCCGTCAAATTTCAGGTTGTGAAAGTATATTTTACCATGTAATTTTCCGATATATTCTATGAAGGTCTCAATCGTCTCTCCATATGATATTGTAGATTCTATGTCATATATGTCGCAAATGCACCACGCCCAAACACGGCAGTCATCTGGATTTGTGGTTGTTTCAAAGTCAGCCGCATATATTGCCATATCATAGGCTTTCCCATATTCCCAGAATGTACGCTAGATTGTTTATGAACAATTCTAGGTCTGAGAGTATATCTATCCTTGTTTCTGGGATACCTATTGACGCGTCAATCACTTCTTTTGATGCAGATGCAACGACACCTATTATTTGCATTACAAGGTTTGTCACTTCATCGTTTTCTCCGTTAGACACGTTCCATAATTGAAGAGCTTCGTAGGCGTGTCTTATATAGTTTTGTCTGTATGCTTCTGTAAGTGGGTTTGCATTTTCGGGTTCTAGAAACTCTGTTTCTAGCCGCTGGCGCTTCTCTTCATCTGCTATTATTTTTGAAAGTGTCACTGGCCTTGTGCCATACACGGGCTGTGTTGGAAATCTCCCTAGGCGCTCTTGTGCTTCTGCCTGCGTCGCAACTCTCTTTTTACGTCGTCTGTTTTCTTCTGCTACTGAGCGCCTTATTAAATCAAGAGAAGCCTTTGCTATTGGCCGCCCTTCAAAGGTTGTTAACTCTAGCCCGGCTCTATCAAATCTCTGTAATGTCTCTATTCTGCGCTTGAATCCCTTTGCCGATTTTATTTTGCCTGCTTCCTCTGTATATGAAAGTTTCGGCGGTAAATATTCTCTTAGTTCTGGAGACGTTCTTTTAATTGCCGACTGCAAGCGCCTGTTATAGTTCTTTATCTCACTTTGTAGCTTTTTCAGCTGTTGTTTTGTTGGGTTATAGACACTTTTATTTTCAGCTGATCCTGTTGTACCTCTTTTCCTCCGTGCCATACCCTGACCCCCCTCCCGAATGTTGCGATTTGAGCAAGGACTAAAGCCGCGTCTGGGTCGATCTCACATGGTAGGCGAAATTTCTTTGATATGAAATCAGCGCCCTCCGTTAATATGCGGCTTGTGTTTTCGGATACTGTGCGGGATGCCATTTTACACCTCCTTTAATTAAAGGGAGGGGCTTGCGCCCCTCCCTAGATTGAATAACGGGACGGATTTGTTAGGCCATGAGTTTCATGGTCAGAGTGTTGCCGTTGCTTGTCTTAATCTGCTCAATGGTGACTTTCAGACCCTCAGGGAAGTGCAGGGTCCCGAAAATATTGAAAATGTTGCGCACGCTATTGGTGATACCGGAAGAGGTGGCCGCATATGTCTCTCCGTTATCATCAATCAAGATAACGCGGATTGCGTCACGCTCAGCAGATCGGCCGCGGTCGTTGATTTTGCACTTGACCATGATAACATCGGTCAGGCAAATGGGCTTATTGACCATGTCGGCAATGCGGGTCTCAGGAGCGTTGATGGCGTTGTACAGCTTGATCTTATCATCGGGAGCTACGGGGTCGAAACTGACAAACATGTCAGAAGTTTCGGAGCCGGTGAACGCCTGCATCTGCTTATTCATATCCATTGTTATTTCCTCCTAAAATATGATTGTTTACTGATTGTTCTTTGTGGGGACTTCTTCGGCCAGTTCCATGAACTTGTCAAGGGACAGGCGGTAGGTATGGGGCACGTTGTCGATCTTATAGACGATCTGTGCGCCATGCTCTTTCAGAAGCTTCTTTGTCTCTCGCTCGCCCAGCTTCTTTTCGCTGGAAATGTCAGTTACGGGGATAATGGTGGTTGCATCGCCGTTGTTCTCGATATTCCCCAGATGATAAATATAAGTATCTACTGTTCTGGTCATGTACTTTGCCATGGTTTTTCCTCCTGTTCAAGTTCTTGCTTTCTTTAAATTTAGAATCGCGGGGATTTACTCGCTTCCCTCTTTACTGTTAAAAATGTACCGTTTCGACATATTGAATTGTGGAGGGAGTGTTCACTTCCTTTCATTTTGTGATTGGAGGGAGCGGGTTTACCCCGTAGGGTCCGGCCTGATAACCCACAGACCGGCTGGGAAGGGTTAGTTGTAAATTCTTCTGCGTATCGCGCACACGAATTCATCTATTTCTTTCTTGTACCTAGTGAGGTCTAATGTGGCGTCTGTATAGCCTGCTTTCTCGTCCTCGTTTGCACAGTCTTTTTCTTTACGCTCTATTGTGCGCTCTAAGTCGTATGTGTAATAGTTCATGCAGGCTTTTAAGAAGCCTATTCTGTATGCGTCATAATGAATTACTGGTAGCATAAAGCGATTCCACATCCTTCTCCACGGCTCTTCTGCGCATGTATGCGCATATTTCCTTTTTGTTTAGCGCGATTTCTGCTATTCCTGCGTTATAGCCTTCCTCTTGTTCTTGATTGTTTCGACATGAAGAATTAACCATCTGTGGCTGGTTCATTCTACCGTATCCGTAGAAAATGTAGTTATAGAAAGCCTTGAATCTGCCTACCGCGTAATCATCCATCGTTTACCTCCCTGTATGTGTGCACGAATTCATCATGGGAAAGTACGCTTATTTTGCCTTCGGGGTCTAACAGAATCCAGTCGCCGGGAACTGCAAGGCATGTCTTGCCAGGTAATACGATTTTTAGTTTTAGTTCTACGCCTTTTTCGCTTTGCTCTCTACTAGCAAAAACTTTTCCGCGGTTCAGCAGGTCCATATACCATTTGGGAGGGATATGCTTCCCAAATCGGAAGGCGCTAACGGCTCGCTCTCTTGTAACGTATTTCATTGGGTTTGTCCTCCTCTCTGTAATGTATTGTAGCAAGGAAATGTGAACTAGTTATGAACACAACATGCGGAATTTTCATGGGTTTGTGTAAAGTAGTGTTAGCTTACGCTAACCGAGTGTGCGTAGGGTCAGGGCGGCGGCGGAGCCGACGGCCCGTGACTGCGAACAAATGTTCGATTGTTAAATTTTTAACAAGTGGGGTGTATGGGCATGAAAAGTGCCCGGTTAATACCGGGCACTTAATTGCCATAAGCCACGCTGGCGGATTAAATATAGGGCTGTGTTGCAGTTCCTAAAGAAATTGGCGGCTATTAGGCAATGCTTGAGATCGGGTGTTTCGACAATGATGTGGCGTTTCATTTAATTGCCCTCCTTAAATAGATATCACTTTTACGCTGATCAATTCGCCGTGAAGATTTGCGATGGCTGTTATTAGAGAATCAAATAGCTCAAACGTAATGCAGGTTGAATCTTCCTCGCCATCGATGCGCCATTTTACAAATATCATTACTTGCCCTCCTCTTTCTCAACCCTCTCAGCGTTTTCTAGGAAGAAGCCCATGGACATACGGTAGTAGTGGACTGTTTCGGTGCAAGAGTACATGATGACGTTTTCTCCAAGGTCTTTACAGCGGCGTTTAAGCTCGCGCTCTCCAAGCTTATTATAGCTCTCCATTGTGCAGATGTTCTTAATCTGCGTGCCAGACACGACGCCAAAGTTGTAACTGTAGCAAGTGATTCCCCTGGTGATGTTTTTCATTGTTGTGCTTCCTTTCTGTTCGGCTTTGTAGGTTCATTAGATTGAGTCTTGTTGT